TCAGGTCCTCGCCCTTGAGGCTGTTGGCGATGATCTCGCCATGCTTCTCGGCGACCACTGCGCGCATGTCGGTCTCTTCCTGACGGCTGTTGGCAGTCAGCGATTCGGACAGAGCGGTCTGGTTGGCCTGAATGCTGGTGATGGTAGCAGTCAGGGGGGTCAGGGCGTCGGTCAGCAACTGGTTGACGGTAGCGCCGACATCTTTGATGATTTCGGCTTTTTCTTCTGGCGAAAGTGGCATATCTTTTTCCTCGGGTTTGATTTCGGGCTCAGCCCGAGTTGGTTTGTTGAACATCTGCAGGATGGTGTTAACACCCGGAAGGCGGCGAATCCAACTTTCTTCGCGCTGTACCGGAGTGCCTGTTGCATCGAACGCTACAACGCCGTCCGTGACGGTGTAGCCGTAGATTTCAGCATCGCCGCCATCCTTGACGATGATTGCATTGGTTTCGTCGAAGTCAGCAACGTACACCCAATCGTTACTGCCCTCTGGGATGAAAGCCTTACGGGCTGCATCCTCAAGGCGACGCTCTTGAGCCCGGTAGCTGGTGTCGCTCAGCACCCCGGCGTTGGCGGCCAGTGAGCGGGCCTTGTCGGCGTTGACCATGAGGCCTACACCCTGATCGGGAGTGGCTGCCCCTACTTCGTTGAGCAGGATAGCATCATGGTCCATCTCCATGATTCTGGCCACCCAACTGTATTCGGTGGTCCCCTCCGGGGCTGGCTCTTCGACCAAGAACATAGCCACACTGGTGTGTATCGGCGGGACGTCTTCGCCATTCTCCAGAGCATTGACTCGCGTCAACAACTCACGGCCCTGCTCGGTGCGGCCTGCGACCTCGACGTCCACCCACTTTTCGATGTACACCCGGTCGCCGGATTTCTTGACGTTGCGATTCCACGCACCCACCCAACCTTGGTTGAGACCTTCCGGAGACCGAGCGCTGATGAATTTGCCGTCAGCTGCTGGATGCCCCAAAGGGGCCGGGGTCCCTTCCAGACCTTTGTAGAATGCATCGATCTCGGAAGCGGGATAAAGACCGCCATTCATCACAACATTCGAAGGAAGGGTGTAGCTAGGGATCGCGATATGATCCCTGCCGTTATGCTTGAAGCGACGGATGGCCTTCGAATTGACCTTGGTAGTGACATTGCACTGCACGCGGCCGTCTTCGGTCTTATTGACCTTGAGTACGATATTATTCATGCTGCTTTACTCTCCGTGGACCACGGACCGGCTGCCCGCTCGCGCATTTTCTTTTCAGTTTCCCGCGCCCGCTCAACGATGCGGGGGGCGACTGGGTTGCCGTGGTCATCGACCAAGACAGAAATTTGGGTGCATTTGCAATTAATTGAATTGGCGCTGTCTGCATACCAATCGCGCACTTGCTCAGAAGTATACAAGTTTGCGTGGCGCTGAGCGTGAGTCAGACGCGTAGTAGGCGACAGTGCGGAATAGTGCATGAGCATGAAATTCAGGTTCAGATTGCTGACTGCCGAGTCATGCTCATCCCAACGAGCCCGGCGCAGGGCAGAAGTAACCTCAGTGCGAGCAATTCGGCGGGCTCGGCCGATCAGCATGTCAGTGTTGCGCGACAGATCCTTTGCGATGTCTCGTGGGTTACGGCCGCGAGTCAATCCGTCAACAAGGATACGGCTCATAGTCTTTTTGGTATCGCCCGCCAGTCCTTCCATCTCCTCATATTGACGGGAGGCGATTATGCCGACACGCGCCCGGAAGGCTGGCATTTGAAGGAGATCAGTCAGCCGTTGGTAGGTCCCTTTGTATGCAGCGGACTGAGCGGAGAGATTGGCCCATTCTTGCTGCGTGCCTTTGACGTAGGCCACCGATACGTAGCTCTGGAATATCCAAAGACTCTCGTTCGGACCGCCTTCCAACAGCAGAGCCTCTATGGTTGCGCCTGCGCCACTAAGGATCGATTCGAGGGTTGCCGGGTCGAGTAGGAACGCATACTTAGCATTGACGGCCAGCGATGCCGGGATGGTTTTCAGACCATCCTGATAAACCTTAAGGATCTTGCGCAAGCGGGCCCGGACGTCCGCAATGGCCGCCTTTTCAATGCTGTCGACCCCCGTTGGGTCTGCGGGTCTGCGTGGCAGGATCGGATTAGGCATCTTCTCCTCCGGTATCAGCAGGGTTGGCGTCAGTATCCTCAGAATCAGCCAAGGCGTCGGCTGCAGCCTGTGCAGCGGCTTCCTTGTCATCCTTGCGCTCTTGCAAGTCTGCCGGGGTCAGCATATCCTCAAGGCCTACAGCACCAAGAATCTGCTCACGGACGAAGATCTCTGCGCCCATGCCGCTAGAGGTTTCTTTCTCGTTGATCTCGGACATCTTCTTGGCGTTATCGAGCTTCTCGCCGAATGTTGCCTCAGAAAGGTCGTCCCAAATCACACTGTACTCAGCATCCGGACCCGGTGCGGCGTCAACGATCTTGAGAAGGATCAACTTATCGAAGAAATCTTGGATCTCAAAGCTCAGCTCATTGATCCGGCGGCTCTGGCAGCGCCTGTTCATGTAACGCTCGTCCTCAGAAGAGGCACGATCACCGGACTGGTTGCCAATAAGGATCTTAGACGGAATGTCCACGCCAGCAGAGACGGTGTTGAGGTTGACCTCATAGATCGGGACCGGGTTTGGCACATTGGCAACTAACGGGGTGGCCGTAGCGCCTTGGGTCACGAACAGGATGTCATTACCTTGGTTGACCTCGCGAGCAGTCTCGTTGAACTTCTCTTGCAGGCCCTCAAGGCTCACGCCGTACATCGACGCCATATTGCGCAGGTCGACTGTGCCGTCGAAGTTGACGTGAACAGAGCGGTTGGAGTTCTTGAGGATGGACTCACCCGAGCCGCCCTCAGTCTTCTCAAGGTTGACGAAGTTGTTGAATACGGGTTCCAGAAAGCCTATAGCGTCTGCCCTCCAATCACCGAGGATGAACACTCGATCAGGATGGATATCGACGTCGCGGCCGGGCTGCCCGGACAGCGACGGCTCGCTGTACTTCCACATCTTAACTTCGCCGTAGTTATCCTGCGTCATATCGTCATAGTATGCGGCAGGCGAAATGGACCCTGCCCACGCCACAATGAAGCCAGCCAAGCCTCTGCCTTTGGTAGCAGGCTGATTCATTGCCTTGCTATCGCGTATTCTGAGGATGATTGCAGAATAGCGACCAATAAGGCGGCGTTTGTCTGCCTCCTTGAAGGTGGACCACAAGCGACCACGATTCAGTACAGGTTTGAGCGAATCTTCCCATGGGGTGACTTCCTTGTCCTTCTCGTCCTTATCCCCCTGCACGATCTGCGGAACCGTACCCCAGCAACGCTGCGTTAGCTTGTTGACAGCACCTGCTGCTATCCCGCCACGAGCATACAACTTATAAAAATCTACGAAATTAAGGCATGCAGGCCAACCGAATTCTGCCCACGCCCCGGAGCGCTTGGCGTCCAGACCGGGATTCATCAGCGACACATTCTGGAAGTTGCTGGCCATGATCATATTCTGACGCTGGCGAGCTACCTGATACTCGGCCATGGCAGCATTGACGGCCAGTTCCATGCGCTTGTTGACGGATAGCTCCATATCAACGGACATAGTCAGCGCCTCCTTTCTCAACTAGGCCGGGCTCAGCATCAGAGCGCATCGGCTCATGTATCAGCTCGACGGTCGATAAATTGGAGTCACGCCAAATCATAGTACCTTCCGGGCCAGCTGCACGGGCCGCAATGTTCCGGGCGCATGACAAGCAGCGAGCCCGGACTTTCGCCCAGAGATCAAGGTGCTTGACTTCTACTAGGAACAACCCACTCATGCTGACACCTTCTGGCCTTTCATCAAGATACCCATCGAGCCGGGCACCGCTAATTTGTTGAACGCACCCGAGGATGCGTCCACTTGGTCCTTGTAGCGACCTGTAGGGAACTTCTTGAGTTCCTCGATGAACTCTTTGTTCCAAGCGCCCCGGAGCATGCGCACGTTACCGGCAGCAACTTGAACTGAAAACGGTTCTGCTCGCGCAACCTTGTCGCCAGTCGGGCGCTCTGCAAAGCAGGAGAATCCGGCCATGGTCTTGATGGTGGCCTCGGCCGATTCCTTGCCGCCAGAGCCCGGCTCCTGCTCGATCCACACGTGAGTGTAAGACCCGTCAAGCTCTGCCGTGGCGCGCATCGTTGCCTCACGCTTTACTGCGGCCCACTGACCACGGACCACGTCCAACACGTAATAATTGCCGTCTTCACCCAGACCCATCTGCACGCCAGCAGTGTAGGCCCCAGCATTCTTGGTGCCAGCCTTGTCCCAATAGCGCAGGAGACGGATCATCTTAGGCACTGCATCGACGATCTGCAGCTTTTCCCAGTCTTCAAAGAACATCCCGCCCTTCGGAGTGGGCCGCTGTTGGTATTGGGAGTCGAACACATAGCGGTTGGTCAGGGCCAATTTTTTGAGGGATTCCACATCGTGTTTGTCTTCCCACAAGCAAGCTTCGTTAGGGCCATCCTCATCGATCAGTGCAGGCAGGATGCGATGCTTCCACTTAATGTCAGTGTCGCCCTTTAACTCGGCGGTGAAATCGTCTTCGGCGATCCGCTGCATTACGCAGATCACCGGAGTGCGGGGACTGTTGCGGCGGGACTTGATGGTCCCCTGCCAGCGCTCATTCACCGCCTTGCGTTTGATGTCGTGTTTGGCATCGTCTGGCTTGAGCGGGTCATCGATGATGATTGCGCCCGAGAACGTGAAGTCATTCGTCGCCTTGTTCCACTCATCAAGGCGGCCAGCGCCAAAACCAGTGACCGAGCCACCAGCCTGCGACGCAAGGAAGGTGCCGCCCTCTGAGGTAGCCCAGGCAGCTTTGGCATCTTTGGTGTCCTTGGTTTTCAGATCAGGCCACAGTTGCTGGAATTCCGCCGATTTCATCACGGTGCGGATGGCATCAGAGTTCTCCAAGGCCAACGGCAGGCTGTAGCTCAGGTGGATGAACTCGCAACGATTATTCTTGACGTAGCACCACAGAGGGAACATGATAACAATCAGCTCGGTCTTGCCGTAGCGTGGCGGTACGTTGCAGATATAGCCTTCGAATTCACCGCTGTAAACCTTCATCAGGTCGCGGCAGATCACGCGGTGATGGCGGCTAAATACGAATTTGGTGCCCTTGCGATGCTTGAAAAAATAACGGACGAAGAACTCGAAATCATCTTCACAGCGTTCGCGCAGGTGGGTGAGAAACTGGTCCTCAGTGATTGAGCTAGCAAGCGTCGGCCCTTGGATCGCACGGGCGACCGCATAGGGCAAAGGCCGGATGGCTAGCTCAGTAGTTGGCATCGAGCTTCTCGTTCAGGATGCGGCGCTGATCGTCGGTCAGGTTGGTCACCTGAACGGTGATTGTAGAATCGTCCTTGTAATGGCCGGAGATCTTGGCCATGTCGCGCAGGGCCGCCACGGCCTCTGAGCTGTGAAACTTGCGGCCTAGGAAGGTTGCACCATCCTTGTTGACCATAGGCACTTCCTCCTCACCAAGAAGCTTGGCAAGCAGGACCAGATATTGGGACTCGACGAAGCTGGCATCGATCAGCGAGTAATGCTCTTTCTGCTGATTGAGATAGCTGATGAAGGCGGACACCAAAGGGTCGCGCAGCCAACGGCGGCCAGTGTCGTTGCTGATGCTGGCCGCTTCGGAAGCTTTGGCGTAGGAGCCAGTCTCTGTGAAATTCAGGCCGAACAGGCGCTTAGGCTGGGGCAGAGCCAAGAAGCCGTTTTCACGCTGTTCGGCCAAGAACGAATTTAACTCGCCGGGTGTCATGCCGTAGCTGTTGGAGGCGCTTGACATATCCTGCTCTCCTTAAACGGCCGTCGACAATTGCTTGTCGGACTGCGAGAGTGGCTGGGCAGAGGAAATCAGACTCTCTGAGGCGAGGCAATGGCGTGTCGAGGAAAGGGTCATAGCCGGGCTCGCCGAATGGGATTCGGTGCCGGTCGCAATCCTCGAAAAGCCTTGGGTCATGGTCGTAAGTTCTCATTTTCGCTCTCCCCGGTTCTCCGGGCGTAGGCGAATTGTACCACGGCCGAATTTGCGTGTCAATTTCATGAAGAAATCATTGGGCGACGAACGGAACTTCACGTGAGCGCGAGCGTATGTTAAAATGGTGGTTTCTATAGGAGATAGACCATGATCCACAGAACTCATAAGCGCCACGTGCGGACCCTCGACACTCAACTGGCGTTCAAAGTCGCGGCTCATCTGGCGGCAGGCAACACGCCGTTTGTCTTCGAAACCATCAGCACCACCCGCAGCCAGCAAGCCTACCTCTCCTGCCACTTTGAGGAAACCCTCGACGCAGCAATCCGACTGGCGGAAGAGGCCACCCTCCGTGGCGCAAGCGCCGCTAAACCCACGCTGCACGTTTCTAAGTAGGAGTAGCTATGTTCACCCAATCATCTACATGTTTCTTTCGGGCCAGCCCCGTCACGCTCAAAGATCGCAGAGCTGCCTCTAAGGCCGGGTGGGCAGCGGGCCCCGTGACCTTCTATTTTAAGAAGGGCGATGAAAAGGCAGCGGCGCTAGCCAAAGAACGGGCGGAAGTGGCAGCAACCGCGTGGCGAGAGCGCACCGGCATCGACTTTGCGGCAAATGAGGGCGCATGCCTCTAATTGTCAGGATGACCGCCTATCTAGGACTCAAACGCGAGACCCTAGTTGAGTGCGACGTAGAGGTCCTGGAATGTGGCGCAGGGCGGGTCACGTGCTTTGAGTGCGGAGGCGACGGCGACTGGGGTAAGTTCCACCCTGAGCCGGTCCCGATCCCCTGCCCTTGTGTTCAATGCAAAGGCACCGGCAAGCAATTGATCAGCATATGACTGACCGCTCGTCGGGTTTACTCAAAAGGGGATTGCATAAATCCCCCGACTTTGATATAATAACTACATCGGGCATTCGCCGCCCACCAACCCGGAGCAACCGACATGACCACCACCCTCAACCTCACCCTCGAAGTTGGCCAAAAAGTAGTTATCGCAGGCCACGGCCCATCGCTGACCGTCGAATCAATCGCGGGCCGCTGGGTCAAGCTGTCCAACGGCAAAAACATCAGCCGTGCCGGGGCTCTGGAAGGCCTCGAAGCCTACCTCAAAGAGCAGGCCGAGCTGGAGGCCGACGAAAGTGAGGACGAGGAAGGCGGCAGCATGTCCGAAACCGTGGCAAAGTACCGCGTGGGCTACGTGAAGGTGGTCAGCTACTCGGGCAACAATAGCCTCGACAATGGCGATGACGTGGCAGAAATCCTGCGGGGCATGAGCCCGGACGAAACCTGCGCACTGGCCGACAAGGTCTTCGAAGCACCGGCCTTCCACCACGCCGAGCGCTGGCAGCACCTGAACGCGGGCAGCCGCCGCATGAACGCAGGCAACCGCATCCGGGCCGCCTTCAAACGCGGGGAAGTCACCGCCCAACAGCTGCGGGACTATGCCGACCACAAAGACATCAAACTGGATGAGGGGGAGGTGTGATGGGCGTTGTCCTTGATTTTGTAGCAGCACAGCAGAAAAGGCGGGTCCGCAATGGCGGATTTGCCCTGTATTTGCACATGATTCGTTTCTGCATTCAGGGGGAGCTAGACTCCAAAGCGGTCGACATCGCTTGGGGTTGCTGGGTTGCCGAGCTGTCCTATCTGGAAGCTGCGCAGAAAATAGTTGACAGCGCTAAGTTAGGATGATACACTGTGGATTTGGGGATTCGCCCCTCAGGAGTTGATATGAACAAGTTTGAACAGGGCCGCACCTACCGCTGGATCGGCCTCGGCAGTGACACCCCCGTCCGCACTTTCGAGGTCGTGGGTTTCGAGGGTCGCATCGGCGAGCCCACCCATCGTGCAATCATCGAAATCCGGGTTTGTGAGGTCACCAAACTGATCGGGACCCGCCAATCGTGGAACCCGAACGCCGTCGACCGTTGCGTGGACATGACTGAACACGCCCCGAAGCGCAGCACCGAGGACGATTTGGTGCTGGTCAGCTCGGGCAACGTGCGAGCCGAAGAATTCACAATCCCCCGCCCGCCG